GTCTCCAAACGGTAGCGCCACTGTTTACATGACCGACGAAGACAACGCTTTCGCCAACCGCATCATCACTGATGTGCTGCGCCGTAAGCAGGTTGGCGCCACGATGAAGCTCTACATTGACCGTGTGGAGACCGCTGGCGTGGTGGATGACACCAAGAGTCGTTCGATCGAGACCGAAGTCACTCTGACTTCTGCTTCTTTCACAGTTAACCCGGACGATGCCCAAAGCATCTCGATCAACTTCCGTCCGTCCGCCGCCGTGAACCTGGATCTTGTTACTGCTTGATCACCGCCTAGGTCAACTGGCCCCGCTTCGGCGGGGCTTTTCTTTTTACTGGAGCCACCACAGTGCCTACTTCTGTTACGCACGGGACTCTTTCTGACGGAAGGCTTCTGGAGATTAACGCCACAGAAGATGGCAGGCTTGAAGTGGATGCAGAGTTTTCCAGTTCATCGGCTGATTCTTTTGGAAGGCTGAAGGTTGCGCAGCCGTTTACTCTTTTTGACTCAAGTCATAGGTTCTCGGACAATAGTCTTTGGAATACGCTTACCGCTAACGGGGGAGCCGCGAATTTCAATGCAGATCAAGGTTTGGTCGATCTAACTGTTACCTCTTCGTCTGGATCGAAGGTAATACGAGAAACCAAGAAAGTTTTTGCTTATCAGCCAGGAAAGTCGCTTCTTCCGCTTAATACCTTTGTTCTTTCGCCTGCCAAGACAAACCTCAGGCAAAGATGTGGATACTTTGGTAGCGAGAATGGCGCTTACATTGAACTTAGTGGCAGTCAAGTTAGTTTTGTTCTTCGCAGTAAGGTAAGTGGCGGCATTATTGATACTCCGGTAGTTCAATCATCTTGGAATGGCGCTGACAAGCTCGATGGCGCCGGCCCATCGGGCATAACTCTTGATCTTTCAAAAGCTCAAATTTTTTGGACGAATTTTGAGTGGCTTGGCGTTGGAACCGTTAGATGTGGCTTTGTGATCAATGGTAAATTCGTCCATTGTCACTCTTTTCACCACGCGAACCTGATTACCAGCACTTACATGACAACGGCCTGCCTGCCGTTGCGCTATGAGATTGAAAACCTTGGAGCTACTGCTTCTAGTAGCACAATGAAGCAGATATGCTCAACTGTTATTTCTGAGGGTGGATACGAAATCAGGGGCAGGCATGGATCTGCCGGAACAGCGATAAACATACCGTATTCAATGGCAACGGCTGGAACTTATTATCCAATTGTTGCGCTTAGGCTTAAATCTACAAAACTTGATTCGATCACAATTCCAACAGCCGCATCAGTCTTTGGCACTGGAAACAACCTTATTTACAAATGGAGAGTAGTCACGGATTCGACTGTTACTGGCGGCTCCTGGGATACAATTGATGCGAATTCCTCAGTCGAGTATAATATTGGGGGAACCAGCATCACGGGCGGCAATATAACTTCGTCCGGTTACTTTGTATCCTCAAACCAGTCTAGGCCAATCGCGGACATTATCAGGCAGTTGTTGTTTTCTTTGCAGCTTGAAAGAAACACTTTTACCTCGACGCCCTCTGTTTTTGCGATTGCAATGTCCTGCAACACGAACACGACGAATGCCTACGGCTCGATCGACTGGGAGGAAGTGACTCGCTGACGGTCTTGGTTCTTGGCGCTTTTTGATTTGATGCTGTAAGCTTTGAGCTGAACGCTTCCTTTTTATGAGCGCCGCACCATCCCCCGCCTCGACAATCAGGGCCATTGATCGCCTGCGCAAAGCAGCAAACTTTGAGCCGATTCGCCAGGAAATTACACTTGGCAATGGCGATGAGTTCGTGTTTTACGTTTCCCCGCTGAATGCAGCGGAGCGCGAAAAGGCGCAAAAAGATGGAGGCTCGGATAGCAATGGTTTTGCTATGCAGCTTCTCGTTCAGAAAGCTCTTGATGAAAACGGCGAAAAACTATTCAAGGCTGGTGAAATTCCCGTCCTGAAGCGCGAAGTTGAAGACGAGGATCTTCAGAAAATGATTCTCTGTGTTCTCAGGCCTCGCGGTTCGGAGGATGCCGAGCCTGACGCCAAAAGCAGTTGAAAAAGAGCTTGAGTTCGACGGGCGCCTTTTCTTTCAGTTATCACTCGCTGAGGCTCTTCACTGCACGCTCAATGAGCTGAAGACGAAAGTCACAGACGAGGAAATGTCTCTTTGGGCCGCATACTTTGCGATCAAAAAAAGACAGAATGATAAAATGATGGAAGACGCCAAGAAAAACGCAAAGCGCAGATAGCCCTTGCCGCCCCCTCATGGGGGCGGCTTTTTCTTGCCTCGCTAGACTGTCGCTAACTTCAGGTCGATCGAGTGGCTAGCTACGACGCCCAAATTAATTTAATTGTTGGCGGGCTTAGAGAACTTGATCGCCTATCTGATAGATTGCGCTCTATTGAGAAGCAAATAGTTGATGTAAACAGGCTTGGCGTTGGCCCTCGTGGCCGAGACCCCGAAACGGGCCAATTTACGTCTAACAGGGAAAACAGGGAAAGGCTTCGCCGTCTTCAGGAGATTTCGCAGCGCGAAGATCGCATTGCAAGCGCAAGACGTAGACTGATAAAAGAGCAAAACGATCAACTTTCTAGTCAAATTCTTCTTCAGTCAAGACTTAATAGTGCGACTGATCTTTACCAGCGAAAACTGGAAGAATTTAGTCGTGGTGGCGCAGGTTCAAAGCTTACGGATGAACTAAAGAATCAAGTACAGGAGATAAAGCGAGCCTTTGATGAAGTCACGAATGGCGGGACAAAAAATCTTTCTCTTGTCAGGAGCCTTGCGACCGAGCTTGGCAGAGTAGTTGAGCGTCAAAACGAAATCAACAGGCTGTCTACTTTTCAGTCAAAGGCTTATTTTCAGGCTCAGCAATTTGAAAGGCAGATTGCCACATTGCGATCTTCTGGCGTACGGGCTTCCGCGTTTTCTGGCGTTGGCGGTCAAATGCGTGAATTCAGATCCGCCTCCTCTCGTGGCTCTGAATTTGAAGCGCAAGATGCTGCAAGGAAAATCAAAGAAACGCTTGCGCGTATCGCAAGAGAATTTGAAGAAAGTGTTGCAAGGATCAAATCGGCAGACAAGGCCGCAGCCTCCTGGGAGAAGTTCTTATCGGAAGCCGCTGTAACTACATTAAAAATTAAGCAAGATCAGAAAGATGCCGCTAGCAAGTGGCAGGCATTTTTCAATGGTGCCGCTGCTGAAACGCTTGAGATCAGGCAATACGCGAAAGACACGGCAAAATCCTGGCAAAACTTTTTTCAAGATGCTGGGCTGGAGGCGGATCGGCTTAGAACCCAAAAGCTTTCTAAGTTTGCGTTTTTGCGTGGCACGCCGAATGCCTACGAAACAGAAGCTGGTCCGCTTCCAGCTGGAAGAGCTGGTGGGCCTCGCTATTTTCAAGAAATTGCGGACCAGCAAAAACAGCTCTTGGGGATAGAAAAAGAAATATCTCAAATTAGGGAAGAGTCAATCAGAAAAACGCTCCAGCTTGAAGAGCAACAGTTTAAGAATGCTCAAAAACGAAAAAAATTATATGGGGAAATTAGTTCGTCCCTCCTTGATGCAGTTTCGTTCGGCAAAGGATCTGACATTGAGCGAGTCATAGCACAAAAAACAGAAGAAACAATCAAAGGACTAAAAAACAGTCTTATTCGTGGTGGCCTTGGTCTTGGTGGCTTGGGTCTCGGCAAAGCTGCCTTTGCGACTTCTGGTGTTGCGGCTGCGCTCGCGCAACAGGCCGCGACTCAAGCCGCTGGATTTAAGGGGCTTGGAATGCTTGATCCCACTGCGGCTATGTCAGCCTCAGCTCAGGCAATCATTCAAACCTTTGGTTCAATTGGGAATGCGGTGAATGACGCACTTGGCGGTGTGCCCGGTGTGGTTGCTGACATGCTTTCTGCGGTTGGCCAGATACCAGACTCACTTGGACTTGCCGCTGTTGCAGCTTTTGCGTTTGCACCGGCAATAAAAAATGTCAGCGAGGGATTGTATAATCTTGGCAAGGCCGCAGGTGAAACAAAGATTGGCGCATCGGTCAACCAGTTCCTGACAAATATAAATCCACTTGCGGCGGCAGCCTACGGAAGCATCGAGGCTTTGACGAATGGCCTTGATCAGCTTCGCGGAAAGGCTATCAATCTTCAGCAAATTGCCGCTGAATCCAAGAATCTTACAAGACAGCTTAATGATGAATATGAAAGCCTTCCTCGCGCTCTTCCCGCCGCAGGAGGAACATCTTTTAAGGGCGCAGTTGAATACGATCCGCGAATTGGCGCATTTGCTGGCGGTGGAGCGCGTGCGCTGAACACTGAAATTGCTCAAACTCTTTTCAATGGAGAAAAGCTTTCTCAGGTGTACGGGAGCGCCGGATCAAAGATAGAATTTATGGCGAATGGGGCTGGCGTTCTTGTTGCAAGGTCAGAAGAGGCCGCTGCCTCCACGTCTATGTTTGCGGAGAAACTTGGGCAGGCGGCAGAAGAAGCAAAAACAATTACGGACTACCTGCGCGAAGCGGTAGAGTTGCAAAAAACAACTGAAACATCGACTCAACGGTTTATACGTGAAACACGCGAGCGCGGTCGCGCAATTCTTGAAAACCAGAAAAGTGAGCAAATAGCTCGCGAGCGTTCTAGCTCGTTGCTTGGCGGCCAGTATTCGGTTTCGCAGGTTCCCGTTCGCGGAGAGCTGTTTCCGGGTGGTCGCACCGAGACCCGCCAGCCCGACTATCGGGCAATGCTCAATCAGGCAGCACAGGCTTCGCAAGCGGCCGAGGAGTCGCTAAATGCTCTGCGCCAAAGAGCAATTGAAAGCCTAAATCTGCCAAAGTCTGTCATTAGCTCAATGACAGAGCAGCAAAAAATTGCTGCTGCCAGTGAGCAGATTGAAAGAAGAACCCTTGGAAATGTTTCCGAAGGTGTTGCTGCCAGAAGAACTGCTCTTGGCGTTATGCAGCAGGAGCAAATTACACTTGCTAGTATTAATGCAGAAAACGAGCGCTCCGTTGAAATAATTAGGCAGCGAAATCGTGAACTGCGGGCAACTCCGGTTGCCGCAATGACGCCGCAGGAGCGAGTCGGGCAGGGCATTTTTGATCCTGCGACTCTCCGCGCAGATCGTCTTCGTCGTGTCAGGCAGGGGCGCAAGCGCCAAGAGGCTGGCGGACGAGCCCTGAGCGAAGGCTTGGTTGGCGGCGCCTTCCCCCTCCTGTTCGGGCAAGGTGTTGGCGCGTCACTTGGCGGCCTTGCTGGTGGTATTGGTGGAGGCTTTGCTGGTGGCGGCCTTGGGTTTGGTCTATCACTGATTGGCACTGCTCTTGGCAGCGCTCTCGATGGGGTTTCCAAAGCCGCTCAAGATACCGGCAAAGCACTTCGCTATCCAGCCGAAAGCTTTGAGCAACTCAAGCAGGCGGGTCTGCTTGCTGGAAAGCAGCAAGAGTTTTATATTAAAAAACTAATCGAATCCGGCAGGATAGCAGAAGCCAATGCGGTAATTCAGAGTCAAATTATTTCCAAGATCGGTACTAAGGGTGTAAATGATCTTGCGGCCCTCGGAAAGTCATCGGATGAATTAAGCAAAGCTTGGGCTGAGTTCAATCTTCAGCTACAAGCTGCACTTGCTGGTCCGCTCGCGGGACTTCTTAAATGGGTTGCGAACATTCTTGCCCTTGGAAACGAAGTTGGTCGCGAAGTTGCATTCCAGGAAGACGTTCTTCGCGGTCTGTCGGAAAAGGATAGAAAAGAGCTTAAGCGCAGGGAGTCGGAGATTCTTAATCGCCCCGGTGGAAACGCTTTTAACGAAGAAGCTAGAAGGAAAGAGGTTTCTGGCGTTTATCGCGAATTTGCGCCAAGATCTACACGTCCAGCGGTTGCAGGCGCACTCACCCCAGAGCAGCAGGAGGCGAGTTTCAAGGCAGCTCAGCAGGTTGCTGATGAAATCAGATCTGCTTATCGCGAAGGATTCCAGCTTCAGCAGCAAGCGATTGATCTTCAGCGCCAAGGCGTTGATCTTCAGCGCCGAGTCGCTGATGATATTTTTAACAAGCAACAAGAAATTCAAAGAAAAATTATTGATACGGAGAATCAGAAAAAGCAAATTGCCATAGAGACAGTCGATCTTGAGTATCGCAGGCGTATTA